GACGTTGAGAAGATCTTGAAGCCCAAGAATTCTTTCATTGTCATGCCGCCAGCAAACGGAAGTTGCTGTGGACCTACATAGTCCGAAGAAGCAAACTCGTTAATGTTGAACAAGTCAGCAAAACCAGCAGGGGACATAGCAAGATAACGCTGCCCGTCTTCTGGGATGTCGGCTGCGCCAAAAGTTTGGAACAATGTAAGCAAGTCAGCCTTACCCAATGCACCAGATGTATCAGCGATCTGAGTTGAGTTTGCACCAGCGTCCATTGCAGTGATGATGATTTCATCAGTCTTGCGACCCAATGCAGAAGCAGCGGATTCAGCAACAGCTTGACGCTCGTTGATATTGATCTTCAGCTCGTCGAGCTTATCAATGTACTCAGCAGCGTAGAAGTCAGCCATTGTTGCTTCAACTGTGGTGTGCGCCAATTCCATAGTGCTCACGTTACCATTGCGTGACTTAGTGGAGGCTGCGCCTGTACCAATCTTCTGGAAGCGAGAAACAGAAGCAGAAGTGTTTGTAGTACGAATTGTATTGCGAAGTTTGGAACCCATGCGCTGGTAGGCAAGATGCACATCGGTTTCAAACTGTTTGATAAATGCTACGTCAATTGTGTTAGCCATTTGAACAGTCCTTTGTTAGAGTTCATTTAGTTTTGCATCTTGGGTATCCGCTCAACATCGTCATTGAAGGTATCCTTTCGGGCTTCTCAGTGCATTACGGGCCTTGATGGTTTATGTGAAACATCCTTTTGTTTAGGATTGCAACGCACAAATTCAATATATGTGTTTTTATTGTAGGTTACAGTTCCCTTAACTGCAAACCCAAGCCACGCAGCCCAGTCTAACATAGTTGTAAAGTCGCTAAGTATAGACATGCGCATAGATGGATATGTTTGATCGAAGAAGTTTACTAACATTTTAGAGCCACGCGCAACTACTTGAAAGTTTGTACGCACTTCATCTGTAAACATTGTAAACATTTGAGGGCATTGTGTGCTTGATACTATAAACAATCCGCTTATGCAGATAATAGGACCGCCCTCTGACTTTACTACATAGCACTCGGACTGATCTTTAATGTCATCGAGCGCTTCAGTGACAGTAGAGTAGCCTAAGCAGGCTAACTCATGCTTGCTCTCAGCGGATAATGAGGCGCACAGTTCCTCAACATGCGCCTCAGAAAATGGAGTAAGGTAATACTTACCTCTAGTTAAGACTTTGATTTCAGCCATAAAGTTTCTTGAACCCAGAGTCTACTTGCTTAACAAAGTTATCATCCCTTGTCCGTGGATTCCAATAACGCTCGTCACGCATCATTTCATTTAAGGATGCCTCACTAATTGCATCTGCGGTTCCAGTTGGCGTACCCATTGATGGCTCCTTCATTGCAGCCATGATTGCTTCAAGTGCAATAATCCCATCTGCGCCTTCACACATACGCTCGATTGCTGGCATAGCCTCTTCTGGGAAGAACTTATTTGCAAACAATGACGCTGATTCAATTCGAGCACTTGCATTGTCACCAAGGCTACTGGCTTCTTTTTCAAGGTCTGCTTCTTGTGGCATTGAATTCATATACAACTCTAAGCCCTTTTGGAACTCTTCGTTGCTGTAACCATTCTCAAAGCAATGCTCCGACCAACTCTTTAATGCTTCGTTTGCTACAGCCTCAGACTCGTCTACAAAATCAGGAAGCTCATATTCACCAGCACTTAAAGGAACACCCTCTTTGGGCTGGCTCATTTCTTCTTTTAGCCGCTCACGAATGGCGTCTTCCTTTTCGCCAATCTTTGACTCAAGGCTTTTATAAGCACTCTCCAAATCTTCTGCTGTCTTGTATTTACCAGCAAGTAATTCTTCCGCAGCATCTGCTTCTGCGCTTTGCTCTGTAGTTTCTACCTGATCCTCTACTGGTGCTTCAGTAGTGGCTTCAGTATCGAGAAGTGTGTTTTCTTCAGACATTGTTTTTCACCTTATGGGAATGATTTATACGAGACTCAATAAGGCCAACGATATAACGCTGGCCCTCTAAGTGTCGCAGTTCTTCTGTTGAAACATGTGGCCCATTAACCATTTCAATAGTTATAGACCGAAGGTATTGAAGGACAGCCTTGCCTGCTGGCTTGCTAAATACTTCAGCAACATTAAGGCTGATCTCTCTGTCTTTTGCCTGTGGGCGCTGAATACCATCTACGCCCACGTTGATCTTGGCTTTTTCCAAAAGCTACTCCAACGGTTGTGGTGCAGCCTCTGGTGCAGCTTGTTGCTGCTGTGACATTTGCTGCATCATTGCAACTATTTCTCTACGCTCTGATTCGTCACGAATCAAGGTGTCAGGTACACCAAATTTTTTCGCAAGGTATGCAGCGGTCTCTTCTGAGTTGACCAATACTTGAGTAAGCTCAGGTCCAAACGCTGATTGAGCAAGCTCCATAAAGCGAGAAACAGATGTAATATCTGCATTTGATTGCGCCTGTGCGAGAGGCGAAACAGACTTAACCTTTACCTCGCGCCCGTTAACAGTGGGTATATCTATACGCCCTTGTTTTTTAAGGATATAAATGACGCGCTGCAATACTGGCTGCACAAGCTCTGCTTGCAATCGGCCAAAGGCTGAACCCACACGGCGAGACAGATCAGCCATACGTTCAGCAACCTCAGTTGCAGACGCTGGTGTTCGGTCAGGGTTGCCGAGCATGTCGTTGTAGAGAGCGCGTTTAATATTCAATCTCATATCTGAAAGAATTAATTGCGCTACATCAAAACTCCCGGCAGCTTGAATAGGCTGCAATCCGCTTGAACCCATTGCCTTTGGAATGATCGTGCCGGGAACCAAGTTAATAGTATCCGGATTAATTACTCCGTCATCTTCCATTTGATAGATGCCAGAGATAGCCATCTGAGCATTTTCAAGGATTAGTTCTATCGTAAGGTTTGTTGTCTTGATTGCAGATAGAGCGTTAATCAAGGGGCCGCGACCATAGACTTCACCAGCACACTTAGACCAGCGGAAACATATGAATGGATTAGACCCAACGCCTTTCATCTCTTTAGAATAGACTACGGTTTTTGTCGTCATACAGATTGCATAACTAACGTAAGCCTCTTCATTCATTTTGCTGTAATCACGGCAAACTATCTCAAGGATAGTAGTTGTTTTCTCAGGTGAGTTCTGGACTTGGTTCATCAAGTCAGGAGACATCTGCGCTTTTGGGTAAAGAATAGTTATTTGACCAAACTTTATACCCTTACGCTCACGGAATACATGGTCGATCTTATCATCAGGGCCAGTATCAAGAACAACATGAGGCAACGGAATAGCAGAGAAGTTAACGGGATTAACTGAATCCCCCTCTTCGCAAACCAATACACCAGTGCCAACTGCTAAATCCATAAAGGATTCATGTACTTCCTGTGAGAAGTTTGAGTTCTGTAAGACCTCGAAAACATAGTCAGTAACTTCATCAAGGTCGTTATTGACTGCATCCCTTTGATCTTTAGGTATTTCTGAGCCAGCCGTTAAGTCTGCCCACCTAGCAAAGTTAGGGACAAGCCCTGATTGCAGACGAGAGGCAAACTCTTGTACACCTACAACAGCAGTTTCATCAAAGATCTTATCGTCTCTGCGCTGCCCGGGCGTTTCATGGTAGAAAGATTCACGCTGTGGTAGCGCGTACTCATAGCACTCATCGAATAGCGGCACAAAGTTTTCACGCTTTGCTTTAGCCGATTCATAGAGCTTCATGTATTTTTGCGCTACATTATCCATTAGCTGCTGAACCTATCATAATAACCAATACCGCCGCCGAGTCCTGTGATAAGGCTTCTGCGCCCTCTTGATCCAGACCGCCTAGATGCACGACCCGCAGTAGAAACAGATCCAAACTTAGAGATGCGTTCTTGACGGATATTAGCAGAGCTTACAACCTTATCGGCTTCAGCTTGACGCTTTGCCTCTTGTTCAGCTTTGTACGTTTCTATTGCGTCTGCTCTAGCACGTTCAATTTCTGCTGCTCTTGCTGCTGCTGCTGCCGCTTGCTCCGCCGCTTTTGCCTCTGCCGCTGCCGCTTCTTGCTCAGCTTGCTGTGCAGCAGTATCTTCTGCCGCTTGCGTGGAGCCGCCGCCACCTCCAAAACACATACCAATCTCCTTTATCTACCTTCTGGATATGCACAAGATAAACGATAAATCAACGCACAATTACATCCTTGACCAAAGACCTTGCCTACGATCTGGCCTCTTCTTAGCAAAAACATCGAATGAACGTCCAGCCACTACAGTTTTTGCTGGCTTTTGGCTGTTCATTAAGGCTCTACCCTCCCCCGCGCCAAGAAATAAGTACTGCGCAGCATCGTGAACGTGCGAAAACATATTCTTATCTGGCTTGTCATCAAACCTTTCACCGGAAACCTGCATCCTTTTGTAGGCATACCCGCCCTCAAAGCCTTTGATTAGCTGTGGACAGCGCCGATCTATTAATAATGCTGGCTTACCTTCAACCATCTTCGTCAACTGGGAGGAAACCGCCTCAAGTCGA